AGTGGCGTTGCGACATCATTGTGCGCCGTCACGTGGCCGCGCCCGCCAGGCGAAGAGTGGTCGTAGGGCAGCCCTGCGTTCATCGCCAGCCACTCGGACAGCTCATGCCAGGGCAGGCTCTTCGAGGTGTCGATGCCGCATTTCAGGGTGCGCGGAATGCGCTGGTCGATCGACACCACCATCCGGCCGTCGACCGGGTAGCGCGAGCGGTTCGCAAGCCAGGGCTGGTCATAGGCGTAAGTAACGACGCAATTGGCGACGAGCTTCGCGGTGCGGTCGTAGTAGCTGTCGGCAATCGTCTGGTCGAGGAGCATTAGCAACCCTCGCAGATCGGCGGCGGCGCTGGCGGAATTGGAACGTCAGCCACTGGCCGATATTTAGGCCTATCGAAAGAGCTGGGGATGGGGCAGCCCCCCACCGCCCACGACCGCTTCGAGCACGTAGATCAGGATCAGAATGCCGAAGATCGCCCAAACGGCTTGATCAACGCGAGCGTCCATGCCGCTGAAGAACATGCGCACGACGCGCAAGGCGATATAGATGATCGCACCGAGGACAATGATCCCGATGCACAGCCACAGAATGCCAATGGCGATTGCGATCATGGCTCATCCCTTTCCGTTTCTGAGGACAATCACGTTCTGCGTAAACCACCAGGTTTCGATGTTCGCTGCGAGATCGGCCCGGATCGATGCCGTCTTCTCGGCGTCCAGCTGAAACCGCCAGTTGCGGAACTTGCGAACCCAGTGAGCTTGCGGACGCTCGTTGACGTGGAGATATCCGCCAGCACCAGGCTTCGCCGCGCTGAAGAGGACGAGCCCGCTTGATGCTCTGGCGATGCTCTGCACGAGCACGTTCTCGTAAAGCCTCTCGATGTGCTCGGCGACCTCGGTGCAGATCACGAGGCCGAAGGAGCCACCCATATATGGCCGGCGCAGATCGAAGTGCTCGATCGCCACACGTGGGTTTGCGTTGACCGCATCCGGAGAGCCATCGACGCCCCAGGCCGCCTTTCCATGCACGTGCGACAGATGCTCGATCAGGAAACCATTGCCGCAGCCGAGATCGAGGACGCTCTCGAAGGCAAGATGCTTCGCGATCGAATCGGCGAACCGCTCATACTCGGCGCGCCATGGGACGTGCATCTCGAAGAAGTCAGGACCGTATCCTTCAACTGTCATGGCGAACGATGTAGTGCTCGCATGAAGGTAGGAAACTCGCCTGTGTATCCTTAATTGCGGCCGAGCCGATGCATAACCAGGATGATGGCTGATCCCTATTCGGTGCTTCGGCTGGCGGGATGACGGCGTGGCCTGATGCCTTTGGCGGGGTCCGCATCAGGATCATGTGCCGCGCCCACATCAGCGCGCTTGCCATCGTCATCGCCATTTGCGTCCTCCGTGATCGTCGAGCGCCAGTCCCCGTCAAGCTCCTCGAATATCTCGGGGCCAAGCACAATCTTGCCGCGATAGGGTTCGGCCTTGGACCAGTCGAAGTCGCCAGCCTCCCATGTGATCGTGATGTGCGGCTGATACTCGTCGTGATCCCAGGACGCGCCAGCTTGCTTGATGGCTTCGTGCCGCCAGCCGAGCCGCGAGGAATTGAAGAGCAGCACGATCGCATCGCCGAGCTTCTGGATAAGCCGCGCACCACCCGCCGGGATTGTAACGCCTGGATCGTCGCCGTGTGGACCAAAGTCATCACTACCGGCCTTCATCCAGTCGACCGTGTTGCGCGAGAAGGCGATCGTCACATGCATCGCGTCAGCGCCTACCGTCACAGGGAAGCCTTGTTCCTTGGCCCATGCGACGATATCTGCTCCATTCAGCACGTCACGGCTCACATAGAGCGTGCGTAGCTGAGCGTCATGCGTCTGGCCCGTCATCGTGTCAGGAGCCTCGGGCTTTGTCGCCCCGCCACTCTCTGCGCCGCCCTTGCCACCAAAGCCACCGCCCCCACCGCCCGCAGGCGCAGCAAGCGGCTTGCCCGTGACAGGATCATAGCCAGGCGACCAGACGCGAGCCTCCACAATATCCGGCTCCTCGCCGAACTCGTCGATCGCACCCTCGAAGCCCTGGTAGGTGCCCTTCTCGATCAGCGTGTTGACGACGCCCTTGCGCAGCGCGTTCTCATTGATGAGGCCACTGTTGACGTAAATCTGAGTCGTCTGCGCATCCTGAAGCGCGATCTTCGAGACCTCCTCCGGGTCCGCCTGATAGAGCGGGTTCCACTCATAGACGACGTTCGGATCGAACTTGCCCAGCGCCGAGCGAATGAGCACCTCGTCGAGCGGACGCAAGGCTGGCTCGTAGACCGTCTCTTGCTGCGACGTGACGCCGTCGTAGTAGTTCCTGAGATCGCTCTCACCGCCGCTTGATCCGGAGGCGCTCAAGCCGCGCCCCGGCGACTGGCCCATGAGCCGCGAGACCGGAATGCGGCCGGCGCCGGCTACGACCGTCATGAACTCGCGCATGAGCTGCGGCAGCGCGGAGAAGCTCGTCGAAATGCGGTTCCATTCCTCCTCTTTGTCGAGGAGCAGTGTGTTGACCGTCGACTTCGCGAGATTGGAAGCCTGGAAGCGCGCAAGAAGGCGTGAGGCATATTCCGAAGTGGCGAGCTTCTGCGACAGGCCCGGAATTTTCACGACATCCATTTTGGCGTCGTTGACCATGTTGGCCAAACCGCCGACCACGAGGCCCCAGTCTTTCAGCATCTCGTCGACCGTCTGGAGCACGCTGTCGCCCCACAGGCCGCCGAGAGGGATCAAGCGCCAATCGGGCAGCTCGTTGCCGGCGAACTCGATCACCCGTGATGGATGGACCTGCACCATGCCTTGCGAGGGCGTCATCTGCTTACCCCAGTCGCCGCGCTGAAGGCGCGCCGCTGCCGCCTGCCCCTGATTGCGCTGCGGCGAGACGAGCAGGTTCGGATTGAAGCCGGTCGGGAATGCCCGGCCGCCCTCGAATGAGAAGCCGAACATCGGCGTTGCCACCGTGTAATACTCAGGCCGCGTATACCAGGGACTGTCGACGTTGTAGATGCGTGGCCCCGCCATCAGCTCATAGCGGTTGAGCACGACCACGAACTTCAGGTCGTCCTTGCCGACCTTGTCCATGTCCAGCTCTTCCCAGCTCTCGCCCTGCTCGACGCCCATCACCAGCGCCGCGCCGCCATAGAGCCTCGCCCGGATGATCGCATACTTCAGCTTGCGCTGGAGATCGAAGGTCTTCTCCAATGCGTCGATCGACGCGATCTGCTCATTCGTCGCCTGCCACGTGCGCCACTCGCGCGTCGCATCCTCGGCCGGCGCATCGACGATCGCCCTTGCGAGCCAGTCAGACCGATAGGCCTTCTCCAGCTCGTTGCGGTCCATCTCCTTGAAGTAATAGCGGCTCGTCGTCGTCGGGTCCTTGGCCGTGCCAAGCCCGGTGACGAAGTTGATCAACGAGTCCTTGATCTCGTGGAAGCCCATCGGTCAGCCGCCTTTGCCAGCGCGCAGAGCCGCGTCCGCATGAAGCAGGCACGCATCATGCGTCACTGTCGTCTTCCAGGTCTTGCCGGTCATCGGGCTCGCTCACCCATACCGCCAAGCGGCGCCGTCCGAATAGACCGGCGTGAAGTTCGCGCCACCGTTGGCGACGACCTGGCCGATGCCGAGAGCGACCGTGGTGAGAGCATCCGTCACGAAGGCGCGCGCTCCGGCACCGACTACTGAAGCAGATGGCAGGCTCGCAACGGCTACGGGGGCGCCAGCCCGCAACGTGATCATGCTGTTGTTGCCGATCTGCGTGGAGTTGTCCGCAGTAGCAAGAGCGGCCTGCCCAATGGCGATACGGTTGGTTGCGCCAATAGCGGATACATTGGCTATCTGCCCAACGATAGTGTTCCCGTTCCCGGTGTTAAGCAAGCCGCCGGCTGCCTCGCCGACGATGGTGTTATCGATGCCTGTCGTGATGCTGCCCCCGGAATAAGCTCCGATGATAGTGTTAGATTGACCAATAGTTAGTAGCTTCCCCGCAGCATCGCCAACGGCTGTGTTGAAGCCACCTGAAGTCAAGGATGTCAGCGCTTGCCAGCCGACTCCGGTATTGCCGACGCCCGTGGTCTGCGCATGCCCGGCGAGCGTGCCGAACCACGTGCCCCATTGCGCCGTTACTGGAGGGGTCGGCGTGCCTGCACCGAAGGCCGTGTCATTTGCGACCGCGAAGGCAAGCGGAATAGCTCCATCTCCAGACATCACCACGAGCTGATGGCTGGCCGTGCCGTCAGGAACAAGCGCGGGGCCTATGACGATGTTGCCGTTGCCACTCGTGACGTTGCCGCTCGTGTCGTCGGCGATCGAGATATTGCCCGATCCGGTTGTTACCGAGCTTCCGGACCCAAAGCCTAAACTGGTGTTGTTGCCGCCACTCGTGATCAGCGCCCCAGCGCCAACCCCTACGCTCGTGTTGGAATTTCCGTTGATTATCGCCTTGCCGGCGTTCCGCCCGATGCTGGTATTACTCCCTCCGCTGGTAAGCCTTTGGCCGGCGTCAACCCCGATCGACGTGTTGTTATTGTCCGTGTTGGCAGGGGTCCCGATGCCGAGGGCCGTATCAGCGGCGCTCGTGAGCCCCGTTAGGCTGCCGCCGCCTCCGCCGCCTGCATTGATCGCAGCTTCGAGCTTGCGCAGGGCTTCGTTCGTGTCGAGAAAGTCGGCGGGTCTCAGTTCAACCGTCATCGGAAACTCCTGTAGATCGAGGGCTCGGCAAATTGCTTGCGCTCTTCGGCCGTGCCAACCCATGACATCGAGGTGTCGTAGGTGTATTCGCCAAGCATCAGTTCGGTCATCACCCACACCAGCGCGTCGGCATTGTCAGGCGAGCCTTCGCCTACGTAGCCATCAGGCGTGAAGGCGCACAGCTGATCCTCACGCGTAGGCGAGCTGATCGCGTGCTTGATGCGGCTCTGCTCATAGAGCGCCGCGACCGGCTCGGCCCGAACGATCTTGCCGCGCGAGGCTTTCACCTCCTCATACGAGATGTCTGGATCGGCCGTGCGGATCACGTGCTCGACCATCGCGCCACCGAAGTTGACCTCGGCGATCACGCGGTCAGCGCCGAACTCGTGATAGGCCTTCGCCACTTCCGCCCCCCAGCCAGCTGGCGACTTGCGACAAGAGCGATCCGCGAGCACATATCCAAGCCCGTCGACGCCCTTGCCGCCGACCACGATCCCGACCATGTCGCCGCGATCACCGCGCGTCCCTGATGGATCGACGCCGACCACCACGCGCACCATGTCAGGCAACGCGCTCTGCTTCACCCTGCATCCGTCGAGCATCGCCCGCGTCCACAGAGCGCCTGGCACATCGTCGAGGATTTCGGCGTTCAGCTCCTGGCGTCCGAGGCGCGTGCCCTCGTAGCGCGACACAATCGTGCGTAGGAAGCTCGGCGCGAGATTGGCGCGGTTCTCACCAGTCGAGCCGCCAGTGACGACCGTTCCTTCGAGCCCGATGATCTCCTTGAGCACCGGGATCGGGCGCGGCGTCGTCGTGATGATCTGGCGAGGATGATCACCGGAGCGCAGCCCAAACTGGAGCATGTCCCAGGTCTCGCGGACATATGCCCACTTCGCCAGCTCGTCGGACCAGGCCGCGTCATGCTGCGGGCCGCGCAGCTGATCAGGCTCGGTCGCATTGTAGAGCGTCGCAAAGGCGCCATTCGACCATGTCAGGCGACGCTTTGAAGGCTCATAGCGCGGCCGGAAGTCTCGCGGATGACAGGCGAGCAGCCCGCTCTCTCCCTCGACGAGCACATCGCGCGCATCAGCTGCGGTCTCGGCAACGAGCGCGATGCGGCGGTAGAGCCCGCGCGACAGCGGCGTGTCGCCGCATACCCAGGAGCGGATGGTCTCGGCGCCGACCCGCGTCTTACCCCAGCCACGGCCCGCCAGGATCAGCCAGATCAGCCACTTATTGCCTTCTGGCTGGCGCTGGGAGGGCCTCGCCCATGTCGGCCAATCCCAGAGGATCGCTGCCGCCTGCTCGTCCGTTAGGGAGTTCAGAACTTCCTGCTTCGCCCATGCGGGCAAAGACGCCAGCAATTCGATTTTCGAGAACGAGCCTTGCATCCGTGATTTCCGTCACTGTCACATCGACGTCTACATCAACGTCAGCCTGAATCACCTGCTTCGGCTTTCCATAGGCCCGGTCGAGGATAAGGTTGATCGCGGCGAGCTTCGCCATGTCGCTATTGGACCTGCGCATGATCTGCACAGCCCGCGCCACGGCCTCCTCGCTGTATTGCCTCGCGAGGTTGCGGATTTCCCTGGTCACTCGGTTCGGTATGCCGAGCTTCCTTCCGGGGCCGCCCTTTGGCCTTTGGGCGCCATTGTTTTTGCTCGATAGCGGCGCCGGCACGAGGGCTTGCTTCGTGGTCTGCGGGAACTCTGGGGGCGGGTCGCCTAGCTCTTCCATATCTGCGGCTCGATTTGACATGGTGGAAATTTCTATGCTCAGTTCCCATCTGTCTCAGCTAGTGGCAACCTGACAGAGGGAATTTCGATCATGGCATACGTTATCGGCATATCAGCTCTCGTAGCGGCGATCGGTGCCGGCTTCGGCCTGGAATGGCTGGACGAGGTGAGGGCGAGGCGCGCGGCGGTCGCAAAGCGTCTTGCCGACCCGCGCTGGAAGCCTATGCGCCCTTCTTCTTGATCAGCTCGCGGTGCAACCGGGCTATCTCGTCTTCCTTGGCCCTGACCTTCGCTTCGAGCGCCTTGACCTGGGCGCGGGCTTCCACGAGGAGGTCCGCGCCCTTTGCTTGTGGATGATGGCCGTTCTGGCGCTTCTTCGCTTGCATCTGGTGATACTGGCGCGCGATGCTCATAGCCTTGAAATTTCCATCATCAGGGGTTCCGCATGCAGCTCCCAGATTTCACCAAGGCCCGCATCCTCGTGGTCGGCGACATCATGATCGACCACTACGTGACAGGACGGATCGAGCGCTTATCGCCTGAGGCTCCGGTGCCGGTCTTCGTCTTCGAGAGCCAGAGATTCTGCGGAGGCGGGGCCGCGAATGTGGCGAACAATGTCGCGGCGATCGGAGCCGAGGTCACGCTCTGCGGAGTGACGAACCTGGAGGGCATTCCCCTCGACCCTGCCGTGATAGAGCGCGTCGTCAGGAGCAACCGACACCGCACCGCCAAGACACGTTTCATGGTGGGCGGCCAGCAAGTGTTCCGATCGGACCTAGAGAACGACGAACCCTATGATCAGCACACCGAGACTGTGCTTCAAGAGGTAATCGGTGCGGAGATGCCGCACGTCGATGCGGTCATCGTGTCGGATTACGGCAAGGGCGTCGTGACCAGGAACACGTTCAAGGCGATCGTCAAAGCGAAGAGGCCGGGGCAGCTAGTCTTAGTCGAACCGAAGCGTTCACACCTAAGCTTCTACCAGGGC